AGGGTATCACTTGACAAATAACTCAAAGAAAGAATTATTTGCCAATCATTCCTTTTCTAATATCTTAAAAGCCTTTCATGTCATATCTCCAATATTTAATAATTCCTGGACTTTATTCCGGTCTTTATTAAATATGGAAGTATAATCAATAGAAATCATATACTTGGCAGCATTACGTAATGTAAGCTTGTCAGTATTATTGAAATCTTTGATTATATGATATTGATCAATAAGGCTATTTAAGATACCAAGAAATTGAGGGTGACCATATAGACTTTCACTCTTCATGCTTCTTAGAAAGAATTGATGAATCAATTCCGGTCTATGTTGCATAGAATAGTTAAATCTATAAAGAGTCTGAACCATTCCCAACGATAGGACCCTCTTGTAAAAAGAGAGCCATACCGATTCGGTAGGAACATAGGTATCGGATTCAGGTATGCAAGTTATGAATAGTTTTCTAAAACTATCATAATTAACATATCCAAATTCGAAATCCAATGAAAAGTTCAAAATATGAAGTTTCTTTATATCTGTTTTGTTAATATTTAAATACAACTTTTTAAGTTTCTTTAAATTTTTAACTTTAACATAAATGTAAAGTCCCTTCATAAGTCTTCTGGTGATATCAATTAAAGATAACGTAGAAGGATTAAAATTTCTTTTAATCTTAAAATAATCATAAAGTATTGAAAACACTACTTTAGATTGTTTTATATTATTGACTATACCTTTTAAAGGTATACCAGTAATTTCTACTCGGTTAGTTCAATTGATCCATCTTTTAGCAAATTCATAAAAAGTCAAACTTTTATGAGTTTTGTGTAAAGATATCTCTACTCCTAAACCTTCCATAATCCTTATATATTCCTTGGCGACCATATTGTTTTTAATAACAATATCGTCACCTAAGATTATATACTGATTAAAGTTGGTTAATCCAACATTTTTAGCACTTAAAAATACTATAAAATGATGGCAAAGAGTAAAGACGGCCCAAGAAGAATATGTCCCCATAGGTTGACCAGTATTATAGGTAACAGTCTCTAATTCTCATTCCTGAGGATTATTAACTGTACTACCTGAATATAGGTTATTAACCAATGGGTTAACTGCAAATGCACGTCCCTTTAAAATATTACCTCAAGAGGAACTAATTCTATTATCATATAATAATCTTAGAACCCTTTGTTGTAATCATAAAGGAAAACGATCAGTTGCAGAAGACAAATCTAAACTTCAAAAAGATTCACCATTCTCTTCCCATTCATTATAAGGATCCTGTGTAAGAGTCCTGTCGCAATTTAAAGTAAATAACAAATTCATAATAGAATTATGTATTTTCTTTAAATATAATTGAGTATAATAGTCAGAAATAGCTATTATTCTTAATTTAGCTTCAGGATCCTTTACAAAAGAGAGCTTACCTAAAACTGAAAACTTCGGTTTTTCGTTAAGCTCCAGGGCTTTATCAATGGAATTTGATAGGTAGACTCTTCCATTTACATCTGTTATATTATATAGTCATCTTATTAAATTATTCTTATAAAGTAATAAGTTACTATATCCTGTAAGAGATGCCGGTCCTTGAGGACCAGATTTAAAAGACATAAAAACATCTTTTAAAGTAAATGTAGGTTTCTCAACCTTCAACTGATTAACGTTGATAAAATCCATAATATCTTTATCTCTAATTTTCAGATAACTCTTAGGAGTGTCTGTAATAGAAGAAAAGTTACTATGAACTTTTTCTCATTGTTTATTAGTTAAGGTCCATGATCTTGAGAAATTTAAAATAGTTAAACAATATTTTAAATTAATCAATTTCATACTGTCAAATAAAGGTTTAAGAAAATGCAATCTTTTTGGAAAACCATCTTTATCAATACCAATATGTAAGTCATTTACAAATAATGGTGCACCGCACATATAACGTGTGCAATGTAACCTCATTTGTTTGAAATACTTAATGGTGAAGATAAGACCTCTATGTTCTATTAACTTTTCTAAAAAGTTAATAAAATTATAGAGTTGGTTTCGTGTATTTATTTGTGGGAAAATTAAAATTAATAATCTTTTCAAGATTTTAATATGTAATTTTGTCATGAAAAAAATAACGAGGGTTTGTCTTAATCAAATTCTTACTTAAAGGCTTAGTACTAGAAGAAATTCTTGCTAGCATGTAATCTCTTTCGGAAATAATGGTATAACATTGAGAGTTACTATATTTTTCAAAATATAGAAAACATCTATAATTATTTCATTATTCCTAGTTCATTTAGAACAGAACTGAGTCTTACATAGCCTTTGAAAATAAGCCGGAGATCGTTAAATTTACCGGACCCAGTGGTAAGACACAAGTTTTACCTTTATGGTCCACCGAGTAAAAGAACGAAAAAGAAAAGTTTAATCTTTTCCACTTTATCTTTAATTAGGATATGGCATAGAAATATGTCCATAAGGGTTTCGAC